AGATTACTTTGCGGGTGATAAAGCGACACATAAGGTCATTGACAGCATCCCTGACAATCGCCTGCCTTTGACAGCAGCATGGCTCTGCCGGATCGCGACTAACAACAAAGAAGATCTGCATGTCAATGATTGGGTCAGAGTCAACCATGACATTCAAGATGCTTCTGGGTATTACAAAGAAGAAGCAGAAGATAAACCAAAGACGGTTCTTGCAAAGCCAAGCATCCAGGATCGTGTTAAAGAACGAGGGTACGATATCATCGGAGATATCGAAGAACTCTTAGACAAAGGTGAAGCGTTCTCACTCTATGAATGGTTGCAGAAGAATGAGATTCCTGCGATGTATGCTACTAAGATAATCGATCATTATAAGCCATGGTTCATGGAATTGTATGCTGCTGCTACGAGTAGCGATGCAGATCTTAACGAAGCATATTCTCATATGACAAAGAAAAATATGAAAGATCGTATCATATTCTTCACTAAGTTCTTGGAAGATGCAGAACGCTATAGCGGCAACATCAAGAAGGCCCGTGCTCCTCGTAAGAAGAAAGCACCTACTACAGAAAAGCTCTTGAAGAACTTTAAGTATCAGAAAGAGAGCAATGAGTATAAGCTACAGTCATGCGACCCTGCAACTATCATCGCAGCTCAAGAGCTCTGGGTGTTCAATACTAAGTATAAGACGCTCGGCGTGTATCGTGCTAGAGGTCCTGCAGGTCTCACCGTCAAGGGTGCTAGCATCGATGGGTACGACAGCGATTCTTCCTTGATCAAGCGTATCGGTCGTAAGCCAGAAGAATATGTAAAGAAGGTTCTTTCTGGGGGCAAGATCACTCTACGCAAGCTCATGGAAGAGATCAAATCTGAGCCTATCGCATTCACAGACAGGATAAATACAAATGTAGTAATCCTTAAAGTGGTGAGACAATGACAGAAAACATAGTAAACTTCCCCAATAAAGGTCTAGAGATGTTTCCTTCGAGCATTGAAGAATCTCTCGATCATATCCGATCAGTAAGACAAGAATACTGCAACGAAGTAGCAGATGATGTGTTCGAGGCGATGGCAAGCGTTCTATCAACTTATGGTTTTGTTGTTCGTATGAACGAGGGTCACATAAAAGACTTCACGTTTGCTGAAGAGACAATCAAAGCTCTCGTATATCGATATAAGAGGATCGAGCATCCATTTCATGAGATCATCGATAATGTCATCACGATATCTGATGAAGTAAAAGAAGATCTAGAAAAAGCAAAAGAACAGCAAGAAACTAACTTGACATCTTAACAAATAGTATATATAATAGATATATAATGAAATATTGGAAACTTTAAAATGGTAATCGTGGACTTTAATCAGGTAATGATTTCGAACCTGATGATGCAATTAGGAAATCATACTAACATTCCTTTGGAAGAAGGACTGTTCAGGCATATGGTAATAAACTCTTTACGGTCATACAAGCAAAAATTTCAGCATGAATATGGCGAGATCGTGATCGCTTGTGATGATAGGAACTATTGGCGTAAACAAGTATTCCCATACTACAAAGCAAATCGTAAGAAGAATCGTGATGCTTCTGAGATCAATTGGGCACAAGTGTTTGATATCTTCAACAAGATCAAAGGAGAGATCAAAGATAATTTCCCCTATCGAGTGATTCAAGTAGAATCTGCAGAAGCAGATGATATCATCGCTACTCTCGTCACTGAGAACAATAATGAGACGATCCTCATCCTTTCTGCTGATAAGGACTTCGTTCAGCTCCAAAAATATGCGACAGTGAAGCAATACGATCCTATCCGTAAGAAATGGATCAAGGAAGACAATCCTCAGCAGTATCTCTACGAACATATCCTCAAAGGTGATCAAGGTGACGGCATCCCGAACATCCTTTCTGATGATGATACTTTCGTCACGGATAAGCGTCAGAAACCCATGACACAGAAGAAGATCGATCTGTTCAAGTCAGAAGGCATCTCTCAGGAGATGTTAAAGAGGAACTTCGCTCGTAATGAACTGCTCGTAGATCTGACGAAGATCCCTGAAAACATCAGAAATAGCGTAATTAATAAATATAACGAAGAAAATGGTAAGGATAGGAGCAAGCTATTCAACTATTTTATCTCACATAATTTGAAACTTCTAATGGACAGCGTAGGTGATTTTTAATATGTCAAAATTCGTTTTTAAGATGCAATCGGTGTCACAGTTTTTGACACAAATCAATGAATTGAAGAAGAAAGAAGATAGGATCGAAGCATTGAAATATAATAGCCATGCTTCAGTGAAGACTATCTTAAAATATATGTTTGATCCTAGGATCAAGTTCCTCCTCCCAGAAGGAGATCCTCCTTTTAGGGCTAGCCAGTTTGACGAACCTAAGGCTCTGATGCAAGAGATCAACAGGTTTTATCTCTTTGTCGAAGGCGGGAATCCTAACCTGAAACCTATCCGCAGAGAACAGATCTTTATCCAAGTGCTAGAAGCAGTGTCAGCTGAAGATGCGAAATTGCTATTAGCAATGAAAGATAAGAAAAGCCCATACAAGGGGATAACTAAAGAAATCGTGCAAGCAGCATATCCGGAGCTCTTCTAACTATGACTAAGACTACTAACATGTATCAGAAGTTTGATGCTAGAGTAAAGACGACCAATAAGAAATCCTTTATAGATGAAGAAAATGTATCTTTTAAAGAGATCAAGCGTGACAGGCATCAAAAGCAATATCGTAACTATGATAATGCTTTAAGAGCAAAGAATCTAGACAGATTGCTTTCATATGATGACGATTGATAATATAATCACAGCAGTAGGGTATACGATGCTGATGTTTGGCGTTTCTTCCTACTATTGGGCTCAAGGTAGGCAAAGAGGCATACATGAGACTGTCGCTGTGATGAAAAAATTCGAACCAGAAGCTACATTCAGATTAAAATCCACATTAGAGAGAATAACAACAAATGACACAGACACTGAACAGTAATCCGACAGATGCTCAAAAGATCATCGATGAACAATTTAATCCACGCAATGTCAGCGAATCTGCATTTTTGCAAGATTTAGTCGAAGAAGAGATGCGTGCTAAGGGATTGGATCCCATAAATAAAGATGACGTCCAAAAGTATTGGGCATCTAGAGGTGTTAAGGTTTAATGGCAACTTATACTTTTTATGATACTAAGACAGAAGAATATTTTGACATTAGCATGCCTATGTCTGAATTAGACACTTACACTGAAAATAACAAACATCTCAACCATATCCCTTCGATGACTGCTATAGCAGACCCAACCAGATTAGGCATTCGTAAGCCTGATTCTGGTTTTCGTGATGTTCTCAAACGTGTAAAAAAAGCTAGTGGGAGGGGTAATACTATCAACACCTTTTAGCAAATAAAGGAAACTCATGGAAAAGACTTCTCGTTCAGAAAAAAGACAAAATAGACAACAAAAAAGAAACGAGCAACATCAAGTAAAGAACAACCTATTACTTAAAAATATTGGTCCTAAAACAAAGAATCAGGAGACTGTATTTCGAGACTTTTCCAGCGGTAAGCATCTACTCATACACGGACTACCTGGTACAGGAAAATCATTCATTTCCCTTTACCTCGCACTAGAAGAGATACAAAAATATAAAGAATATAACAACGTCACGATCATCAGATCAGTGGTGCCATCAAGAGAGATGGGATTCCTACCGGGATCGATCAAAGAAAAATCAAAAGTATACGAAGCACCATATCAATCAATATGCAATGAGCTATATGGACGTGGCGATGCTTATGATATACTCAAATCAAAAAACATCATCGACTTTCAGACATCATCATTCTTGAGAGGAATGACTCTAGATCATACGATCATTCTAGTAGATGAATGTCAGAACATGACTTACTCAGAGCTATGTACTATCATCACCAGAGCAGGAAACAATGCAAAGATCATCTTCTGTGGAGATTATAGACAGACTGATCTGAAATGGGATGATGAGAAGATCGGAATATTCCACTTCATGACCATCCTAAACAAGATGACCAAGTACTTCTCATGTATTGAATTTGAAGAACAAGACATCGTCGTGCCTGTGAATGCTGCAAACTTTACTGAAGAACAGAAAATCTTTCACTAAAAAACCTTATTGCGAAGATAGTGATCATGTGCTTGGTGAGATACTAGAACAAGTCAATACTGACACTGGCAGGTACTACAAGACTCCTGCCGGTGTCCTTTACCCTTCTGTCACCACAGTCACAGGATTGATGGGTGCAAAAGGTATCGCCGCATGGAGAGCCCGTGTCGGCGAAGCAGAAGCAAATAAGATAAGCTCTACTGCATCTAAGCGAGGAACTCGCATACATCAGCTCTGTGAAGATTATATCAATGGAGCAGAGATAACTCCAGATGATTACGATTATAATGATGTTATCAACTTCACGCTGTTGAAGAAAGTCATCGATGATAATATCGATAACGTCCATATGCAAGAGGTCAGGTTGTATTCTGATTATCTCAAGATGGCGGGTACAGTCGATTGTGTTGCTGAGTTTAAAGGTATGCTTTCTATCATCGACTTTAAGACGGCAAAGAAAGCAAAAAACCGTGAATACATCACAAACTACTTCTGCCAGGCAGCTGCATATGCTATCATGTACGAAGAACGTACAGGAATACCTGTCAGCAAGATAGTGATCATCATATCAGTAGACGATGATGAAGTTCAAGTATTCGAAGATAGAAGAAACTATTATGTAGATAAGTTGCTTCAAGTTCGTAAGCAATATGCAGATCAGTTCGGAATATAAATTGCAGTCTAACAATCAGATCATAGCATATTATATGCATACTGACAACTCTCTTACCTTAGATAAAGGAAGATTAGAGAGATATTGGATGGATAGGTCAAAGGCATATCGTTGCCTTCCTATGGGAATCGCCAATCAACACGGATGGGCATTTTATCTGAAAGAAGATATTCAGGTGTCATGGGACGGCACTGATGCTTTTGATGGCGTAAGAATACATAAAAATTATAACAACATTGCTAAGAGCATATTTGGCATGGGTATCGTGACCTTTAGCATCGATTGCGTAATACGAACTCCTCCTAATTATAACATTTATATCACAGGAGCTCCGAATTTTGTTAAGCCCGGTGCTCACCCCCTTTCTGGTGTATATGAGGCAGATTGGGCGCCATATACCTTTACAATGAATTGGCAATTAACAGATGCATATCGAGTAATCAATTTCAATAAAGATGAACCGATATGTTTTTTCTTTCCTGTATTGAGAAATACTATAGAAGATATGGTGATGATCAAGAAAGATATGAAATCTAATCCTGAATTATTAGAACAATACAATGCTTTTGTTGTTAGCAGACACAATTTCATACAGAGCAAGACGGAATATGACAGAGATTGGCAAAAACATTACTTTAAAGGACATTATCTTGACGGATCAAAATGCCCTTTCAACCACCAAACTAAACTAAATGTCAAAACTATAGATGAAAATAATAGTTGACATATAACATATAATAAACTATTATAAATACTATGCTGATGTCGTTGACATCTAATGGAATAGACACTGAGGACCCGGGGGCAGTACCCGGCGCCTCCACCAAAAAGAAGTTATATATGATATATGTGAGAGACGAAGGTCAAAAGATAAAAAATGGGATAAATTTTTATCCATTGTCTTCAAACCACGTTGGTTTTGTAATTAGGTTGTATAACAATGCATTATTTGTTAGATATTCAAAACTAATTAAACAGACTAAAATGCACATAGTTTCTTTTTGATGGGGGCGAAATAGGATCGACTGGTGTAGTAAAGATAAGATCGAGACAGAAGCAAAAAAACTAAATGCAAGAACTGCATCTAATGACAACGTTCCTTATTCCGCAATGAAAATTGCTGCTTAAGAATTGAGTCTGGGGTATGAGCTCCACCCTATCAAACAACGGGCTCACTTAATATTTGGAGTGAATATGATATATGGGTTGTATAAACTTTTTGAGGAAATGATGGCATTTACATTGAATAGGAACCCTCCTAACGAAGAAAATAAAGAACAAGAACAACCCGAACCTAATGTTAGTTTGTTCTCGAAGATTGCCAATAAGAAAGAGGCTGTCAATCATCCTGAACACTACGGCGGCAAGGAAAATCCTTATGAAGCAATCAAAGTGATAAGGGCTTGGGAATTGGGATTCTCGCTAGGAAATACGGTCAAATATATTGCTCGTGCAGGAAAGAAGGATCCTTCGAAGAGGATCGAAGATCTGCATAAAGCGATGTGGTATCTACAAGAAGAGATCAATAGCGAATACGAAAAGATCGCTAAGTGAACTGACACAATCAACACACAACAGGAGACTATAACATGACTAAGACACCATACGAGATCCGCCTCGATCTATTGAATTTTGCACAGAGCCAACTCACAGGTCAGTATTACGCTGATCTAGAACGTGCTCGTGAGATTCAAGATCAAGCAGAGCGTGAGACGATGATCTCAAGACTAGGATATCCAACTAAATCTGAAATCTTGCTATTAGCAGAAGATCTCAAGAGTTTCGTTGATAATAAGTAATAGATTAGAGGAACTCAATGCAGTTAAATAACATCAAGACATCATCAGATTTTGTGAAAGAGATAACACAGCTAGTATCAGATAAGAAGATCGGATTCTTTGATGCTGTCATCTATTATTGCGAGACACACAATATCGAAGTAGAAACTGCGGCTTCGATGATCAAGCAAAGCACTCTATTGAAATCTAAGATCCAATATGAGGCTGAAGAACTCAATCTGATGAGAAAGACAGCACGACTGCCGATTTAATTACGTTAGTACGTCTTGTTATCCAAGCTTTTTTTGCTGATTCTATGCCTCTCGGAATACCTTTACGTCCCATGAGAGCTCTAGCTTCTGGTGATGGATTATAGTTAGGTCTTTTATACCCAGATTTTCTTGGATTTTTTTGAGGGCCTCTTGGACCTTTTTCAACTCTAAGTTTTTCTCTTATATGTTCTGGTTTAGGTCCAAATTTACGCCCTTTATTAGTAGATCCTCCCTGACCTTCTTCTAAAGTTAAATTAGCCCATTCGTTTGATTTAACTATATTCCATAATTTAGAATAAAAAATTGCAGTATTTTTAAATACTTCTTTATCTTTAGTTTGAAATATTATTTCAGTTGAAATACTATAACCATGTTCTTTTAAATGACGTTGCCAATATTTACCTGAGCCGTTATAATTGTATGGGTTATGAGTAGTTTTACCGAGGTATTTTAACCCGGTCAAATTATGTGTTTTTACATATAAATAGATCATGCTGTGTCTCCTATTGACATAGAGTAGTTGGGACTCCACTCCGTGAACTACATTCTATTTATATTTTTTTAAATGGAGAAATACAATTACACCATTTGAAGCATACAAATTATATACCGCTATCAAGAATCATTTCACGACTGAGTCATATGATTACTTCAAATATCACGGCAAAGTCAACGCATCTGAACATACGTTCGAGACACGTAAAGACAAGTATATGTTCTATAAGCTATCAAAGCATGAAGATCCTTTGACGTTCCTTGTCGCAAACTTCTCTGAAAATAGCAAGCTATGGGTCGGAGATATGTTTGACACTAACAAAGAATACGTGTATAATGATTATCTAAGACGTAAGCAGTCACTGACTTATATCTTTAATAATGATATCGATAATCTATTAGAAGATTTCGATGATAACTTCAAAGTAGAAGAAGGTGATTACCCTCATCTACTTAAACTCCTTAATCGCAAGAAGATATCTAAAGAGACATTCATCATCATCAATGATTGTGTTCGCTTCTTTAGCTCTTGGAATAAGAAGATCACTGATCCAGTCCTATGGCCAAAGATCGCCATGAACTGCAAGAAATTTAGACCTTTCATTGAATATGAAAAGGATAAATACTGTGATATCTTGAGAAAGCGTTTTTCTTGATATATCATAAATCGTAATAAATCATACATCGTCATACAACGGAGAATATAAATGACTGTAATTAACTTTGAAGCAATGAAGCAGAATCGCAAGTCAAACTTTGACAAGCTCACTGCAGAACTCAACAAACTGAGCCAGAATACGTCTCAGGAAGGCAATCGTCAAGACGACGAAAGGTTTTGGAAACCAGACGTCGATAAGGCAGGGAATGGTTATGCGGTCATCCGTTTTCTTCCCGCGCCAGTCGGAGAAGATGTGCCTTTCGTTCGCATTTGGGACCATGGGTTCCAGGGTGCTGGTGGTTGGTATATCGAGCGGAGCTTGACTACTCTAGGTCAGGCAGATCCTGTATCTGAGTACAACACGAAGCTCTGGAATTCTGGGATCGAAGCGAATAAGGCAATCGTCCGGGCACAGAAGCGTCGTCTTAGCTATTACTCAAACATCATGGTCATCAAGGATCCTACTCGTCCTGAGAATGATGGAAAGGTATTCTTGTTCAAGTACGGCAAGAAGATCTTCGACAAGTTGAACGAAGCGATGCATCCTCAGTTCGCTGATGATGTGAAGATCAACCCATTTGACTTCTGGGAAGGTGCTAACTTCAAGTTGAAGATCCGTCAGGTAGAAGGTTATCGTAACTATGATAAGTCAGAGTTTGATAAGCCATCTGTCCTGCTCGAAGATGATGCTGCTATGGAGACGATCTGGAAGGGTGAGCATTCCTTGACAGAGCTTGTCGATCTTAAGCACTTCAAGTCGTATGCTGAGCTCAAGGCAAAGCTCGAGAAGGCATTGGGATCTTCCGCATCTGCTCCAGCAGCTGCACATCATGAAGAGGAAGATGCTTTCCAGATTCCTCAGAAGTCAGCACCTATGAAGGAAGCCCCTAAGGCTGCTGCTCCATGGGATGACGATGATGAAGATCTTAGTTTCTTTAAAAAACTTGCATCTGAGTGATCCTTACGGATACGCTCCGATAAACGGATACAAAGATCTATCTATGTGAGACATAACGGGGGCGGTACTTGGCGCCCCCGAACTCACTCTAGGAGATATCGAAGAAGG